ACGCCGCGCGCTGCATCAGAGCCGGCCAAGTCTGTGGGAAGTTTTCCGCGGACGTTCTCGAGGCTCTTCGCTCCGGCCATGTCGAAGTGAAGAGACGCAAGAAGCTCGCTGTTCTCGACTTCATCCGCCAAGCGGATCGAGACCGCAAGCCGAGTGAATACCCGGTTGTCGTCATGCGCGAAGACGGCAGCACCGAATGGGTCGTGATGTTCTTCATCAAGGACACTTCGCGCTTTCTGTCTGACGTGACCTACAACAATGACCAACACCCTCCGCAAGTCGCACCTCAAGACCGTCCTTGAGCACCTCCGCTCAATGGGCAACATCACCCAAGGCGAAGCGCTGACCGTCTACAACATCAAGCGCGTGTCCGCGCGCATCCGCGAGCTCCGCCTGCGGGGTCACAAGATCCGCAGCGAGCTCAAGGTCGACCCGGCCGGATCGAAGTACGTGCGCTACTACATTGAGTCGAGTGGTCGTGAAGACCTCGACGGCTTCGCCATCTGATGACTGACGACGACGTCCGCTTCGTCGGGCACTGCCCGTGCCCGGCGTGTGGCTCCTCCGACGCAAATGCGCAGTACAGCGATGGGCACACCTACTGCCATCGCTGCCGCGCGTACGGGAGGGGCGAAGGCTCTCCACAACATGCTCCGCAACACCGAATGAGTTCCAACCTGATTCCTGAAGTCTCCATTCTCCCGCTCGTGAAGCGCGGATTGAGTGCCGAGACCTGTGAGAAGTTCGGCTACGGCGTATCTGTCTACGGCTCGAAGCCCGTGCAGGTTGCGCCCTACCGCGACACCTCCGGCGCCATTGTGGCGCAGCACGTCCGCTTCCCCAACAAGGATTTCATCTGGCTTGGGGACGCGAAGAAGGTCGGGCTGTGGGGTGAGCATCTGTGGCGAGACGGCGGACGAATGGTCGTCGTGACGGAGGGGGAGATCGACTGCATGACGGTCTCTCAACTCCAAGGCAACAAGTGGCCTGTCGTGTCGATTCCATCCGGCGCGCAGGGTGCCCGGAGAGCGATTCAGCAGTCCCTCGAGTGGCTCGAGAAGTTCGAGTCGGTTGTGTTCATGTTCGACATGGACGAGCCCGGCCGCGCCGCGGCCCTCGAGTGTGCGCAGATTCTCTCTCCGGGCCGGGCCAAGATTGCCCAGCTCACGCTGAAGGACGCGAACGAAATGCACCTCGCCGGCCGCGGCAAGGAGGTGCTCGACGCGGCTTGGGGCGCGAAGGTCTACCGCCCGGACGGCATCGTCACCGGGGAAGACCTGTGGGGCGCGCTCACGAAGAACCGCTCCGCTGTCTCGCTCCCGTATCCGTGGAACGACCTGAATCGCATCACACGAGGGCAGCGCAGCGGCGAGCTCGTGACGTGGACCGCGGGGACGGGCATCGGCAAGTCGGCGTTCGTCCGCGAGGTCGCTCACGCGCTGATTCAACGCGGCGAGAAGGTTGGCTACATCGCGCTCGAGGAGTCGATGCAGCGCACGCTCGAAGGCCTGCTTGGCATCAGCCTCAACCGCCGCCTCAACATCGATCGCTCCGATGCGGACGAGGGTGCGCTGCGCGCGGCTCTCGACGCGATGAAGGAGAACCTCGCGCTGTTCGACCACTGGGGCTCGAGCGCGACGGACCACCTCCTGAGCCGCATCCGCTACATGGCCCGCGGGCTTGGCTGTAGCTGGGTCATCCTCGACCACATCAGCATTGTCGTATCAGGCATCGACGAGGGCGACGAGCGCCGCACGATCGACAACCTGATGACGGCGCTGCGCGGGCTTGTCGCAGAGACCAAGATCGGAATGCACTTGGTCTCGCACCTGAAGCGGCCTCAAGGCGCCGGCCACGAAGAGGGGGCGCAGACGTCGCTCGCGCAGCTCCGCGGCTCGGCCGCGATCGGCCAGCTGTCCGACTTCGTCATCGGGGTCGAGCGCAATCAACAGCACGAAGACCCCGCCATGCGCAACGTGTCCACGCTGCGCGTACTCAAGAACAGATTTACCGGCGAGACCGGCCCCGCTGGCTGCCTGCGCTTCGACGACGTCACAGGACGTTTGTACGAGTGCGAGCCGCTCTTCAGCGAATCAGGGCCGGCCGCGAAACCGAACACAGACTTCTCGTGACTGACACCATGACTTGCCCTCGCTGCAACGGCTTGGGCTTCCGCCGAATTGAACAGGTGAGGCGCGCTACCGGCGGGCGCCGAGTGACACAGGCTGACGTACTGCTGTGGCTGGAGTTCGCGCGCCGCGTCGGCGAGCGCTCCTACGTCCGCGTGTGCCGCTGCCAGCGGGAGCACGCTTGAGCGGCATCCTCTACTTCGACACGGAGACGGACGGGCTTATCCCACAGCTGACGAAGATTCACTGCATCGTCACGCGGACGCCGTCCGGCGACGTCGAGGCGTACCACGACCACGCAGACATCGAGCCGCGCTCCGGGTCGCTTAGTGCCGGGCTGGACCGGCTCAGCAATGCCGACGTGCTGATCGCACACAACGGCGTCGAGTTCGACGTCCCGGCCATTCAGAAGTGCTACCCGGACTTCCGGCCCAAAGCGAAGCTCGTCGACACTCTTGTACTGTCGCGCCTCATTTGGCCGGACATCCGAGACGAAGACTGGACGCGCATTCGCCGCGGCGGCTCCACGTTTCCGACCCGCTTCGCCGGCTCGCACTCACTGAAAGCGTGGGGTCACCGTCTCGGCGTCTACAAAGGCGACTTCGGGGAAACGTCCGACTGGTCGACCTTCAGCGCGGACATGCTCGCCTACTGCATCCAGGACACGGCGGTCCTCGCCACGCTGGCGGACCACATCGAGAAGAAGAAGTGGGACCTGCGGTCTGTTGACCTCGAGCACCGCTTCGCGCACGTCATCGCGAAGGTAGAGCAATACGGCTTCCGCTTTGACATTGAGGCGGCCCGCGCCCTGTGCCTCACGCTCATCAGCCGCCGGCATGAGATCGACGCCGAGCTGCTGAAGCTCTGCCCTCCGCGTACTGTCGAGTACGTGACGCCAAAGAAGAAGCAGAAGAAGACGCGCGTCGTCGAGTTCAACCCAGCCTCGCGAGACATGATCGCGCAGCTGCTCACAGAGCGCTACGGCTGGAAGCCTCGAGAGCTCACGAGCGGCGGCAAGCCGGTAGTCGACGAGTCGTCCCTGGTCGGCCTTGAGTGGCCTGAAGCCAAGCTGCTCAACGAGCGATTCATCGTCGCAAAGCGGCTTGGGCAGCTCGCGGAGGGGAAGCAGGCGTGGATGACGTTGGTTCAGCCCGACGGCCGCATCCACGGCCGCATGAATCACAACGGCGCTGTCACAGGCCGCAGCACGCATAGCAATCCGAACATGGCACAGGCGCCACGCGCCAACAAGTCGACGCCGTACGGCATCGCTATGCGGTCGCTGTTCGTGGCAGGGCCCGGCAAGGTGCTGGTAGGCATCGACGCAAAGGGGCTCGAGCTCCGCTGCCTGTCACACTTCATCGCGAAGTACGACGGCGGCACGTACGCGAAGGTTGTCTGCGAAGGCGACCCGCATACCGACAACATGCTGAAGGCAGGCCTGACCGACCGTGACAAGGCGAAGACGTTCATCTACGCACTCATGTACGGCGCAGGCGACGAGAAGCTCGGCTCGATCGTTGGCAAGGGAGCGGCTGCCGGGAAAGCGCTTCGCGCTAAGTTCCTCGGGAGCTTCCGCGAGTTCGCGCAACTTCTCGCCGACGTCAAGCACGCCGCGAAAGCGCGGGGTACTCTTCGCGGGATGGACGGCCGTCTGCTGCACGTACGTGCGCAGCACGCTGCCCTGAACACGCTGCTCCAACATGCAGGCGCAGCAGCGATGAAGCTCGCGACCGTGCTCGTCTACGAGACGTTGACCGCCGCCGGCTACGTGTACGGGAAGCACTGGGGCTTTTGCGCGCACGTTCACGACGAAATGCAGATCGAGTGCGACGCAACACTCGGCGACACAGTCGGCAAGTTCGCTGTCGCGGCAATCGAAGAAGCCGCCAAGCAGCTCGGGTTCCGCTGCCCGCTCACTGGGGAATACAAGATTGGCCGCAACTGGGCGGAGACGCACTGATGACGTGGGAAAACGAAGACTGGAGCCCGCATGACGGCTACTGGGCAGGCTTCATCGACGGCGAAGGCTGCATCCGCTGGGCCAACGGGCCGCGGCTCGAGGTCACGAACACCTTCAAGCCGGCGCTGACGCGCCTGTCGCACAAGTTCGGCGGCAGCGTGCGCCTCATGCAGCCCGCGACCGCGAGGACACGCACCGTGTTCCGCTGGACTGTCGACGGCTGGCACGCACTCGAATGCGTGAAGCTGCTGCGGCCGTATCTGTTCGAAAAGGCTGGACAGGCGGAGACCTTGATTCAACTTGGACGCACGCGCCCGCGAAGCGAGCGGCGCCTAGTTCTCCTCAACCGACTTCGCGAAATGAAGAAGCAAGACTATGCGTAGCCGTACACTGTTCGTCGACGCCGATATCACGGCGTACGCCGCCGCGGCGGCGTCGGAGAAGTCGGTGTCGTTCGATGACACGCACTACATGGTTCAGGGCAACCTGAGCGAGGCCAAGCAGCGCGTTGACTCCGACCTCAACGGCCTGTTCGCGCAGCTCGAGGCCACGGATATGTACGCGTGCCTGTCCGACTCCGGCTCCAATTGGCGGAAGTCGATTCTTCCGTCGTACAAGGCCAACGTCTACAGCGAAGTCGTGGCGTACATCACGGCGACGTACAAGGTGAAGGCGCACACGCATCTCGAAGCCGACGACGTTCTCGGCCTGTACGCCACCGGCCGCAAGGTGAAGGGCGAGAAGATCATCGTCAGCTGCGACAAGGATCTTCTCACGATCCCCGGCCTGCACTTCAATCCGAAGCACCCGGAGAAAGGCGTGTTCACCGTCACGCCGGAGCAGGCCGTGTACGCGCACATGAAGCAGGTTTTGACCGGGGACCGCACCGACAACTACGCCGGCCTGCCCGGCTGCGGGCCGGTGAAGGCTGATCGAATTCTCGGCGCCGCGAAGCCGTCAGCCAGCGACATGGAGATCCTACGCTCCGGCGACCATCGGCCGGCGTGGATTGGCGCACTGACGCGCATGTACTGGGCCGCGATCGTCGAGGCCTACGAGGACAAGGGACTGACCGAAGCGGATGCACTGCTGCAAGCTCGCGTAGCGCGCATCCTCCAGAACGGCGAGTACACCCTGGCAACAGGAGAGGTGAAGCTGTGGACGCCCCCGGACGCATGACCGCTGAAGAGCTCTTCGAGTTCCACGCACGGATGACCGCCGAAGGGCTGGCCGTGATGGCATCGCCAGCGCGGAGGTCGGCATCATGGTGCGCATGGCCGACAAGATGAGCCGCCTGTCGACCTTCATCAATGCGGGAACGCTGAAGGTCAGCGACGAAGCGGTTGAGGATACGTGCCTCGACCTCCTCAACTACACAGTCCTTCTCTGCGCCAAGATGGTAGAGCGTCGGAGGCTCGAGGGGCGATAGCCCTGATATATGGAACCGCCTTCAAACAGCGCTATTCCGCCGCTTCCGCGCATCACGCAGAAGCTCCTCGAGAACCTGCGCATGCGCTTCCCAGCGCCGCGCGTTCAGCCCGGCTGGACTCTCGAGCAAGTCTTTTTCAAATCCGGGCAGTCCGACGTCATCGACTTCCTCGAACGCGAGTTCGCGAAGCAGCAGGACACCCTATAAGG